TTATTTATCTGATTTCCGTCTTTCCTTTAATTGCTCCGTTATAATCTCCAAAGCAGTCTGTAGGATCTCATCTGTTATCTCACCGTCTTTTGCTGCAAGGAACGTTTCAGGATCGTTTAACACTTTTTTTGCATCGTCAGTGATTATATTTGATGATTTATCTTTTCCTCTTAAAAGGTAGTCTGTAGATACATCAAAAAAGTCGGCTATTTTGATTAATGTTTCGTAATCAGGTTCGCGAGTGCCTTGTTCATAATTAGCAAGTTTTCCTCTTGAAAAGCCTAATTTGTCTGCGAGTTCATATTGGCTTAGACCTTTTTCTTTTCTTAAAGCTGCTATCCTTTTACCTAACATATACACTCACTCCTTGTTATTAATTATAACTTGGAAACTAAGCGTTTCTACATTTGGAAACAAAAAGTTTCTAAAAACACTTGACGGACACGTATTGTGTCCTGTATATTATAAATCGTAAAAGGAAACAAAACGTTTCTAAGGGGGGTGTTATAAGTGGAAAGGGAAGTTTTGTTTTCCTTACGTGGAAACACGTCAAGAGCAGTTGTTGCTAATGACTTAAACATAACTCCACAGATGTTAGGGGCAATTGAAAGAGGGGATAGAACTCCCTCCTTAAGTCTGGCCAAAAAGATTGCAGACTATTATGGAACAACTGTAGATGAAATTTTTTTTACTCAAAGTGGACACAAAACGTGTCCTTAATACAAGACAAGTACAGATAAGGGGGCTTAATTATGAAAGTCATCTTGAAAAAAGGACCGCTGTTTGAATTGGCAGAGACCAAAGCTTACAAATATCTCAGTGGCATACTTGTTCAGCGAATGAATGAACACCAAGAGAAGCTTGCGCAACAAAATAAAAAGGAATCAGCCTAAGTCATTTATAAACAGCATGGTCTTTTAACTTCAATTTTAAAACTGAAAACTCAATATATCTGGAGGCAAACATATGGAGAACAACCCATACAACATGCGGAATTTACCGCAGATTATGCGTAGTGCCCGTAAGGCTGCAGGTCTTTCCCAATACCAAATCGGAAAGCTAATCGGAGGTAAGGATCAAAGGTATGTTTCAGATGTTGAAAATGGACTTGCCAAGCTTACTCCGGAGTTATGTATTAAATGGTTTGAGAAGTGCGATGCCTATGAACATATTGATCTTGTCCATTACTTATTCAAACTTCACCCAACAGCCGCTGCTCCAATAGATCCGGCACTTAATGAATGTGCAAGTAATGCGGTGATTAATATGGTTCACCAATTGGAGGAAGCACTGCAAGCAACCAAACATTTAGCCCGTTGGCTAACGGATAACCGACCAGGTAAAACAGAGGAACTGCCGATGGCTGATATTAAACAGATTTTTGATTTAATCGCGGCTAACAAAACATTGATTTATTCACTTGTTCGTACTCACGGCTTGAAAATGCAGGAGCTTGCAGATAGATGGACGCGGAAAGCGCTAGTTGATCAAGTTGCTATGGCAAAACAAGAAGGAAGGCAGGCGGTTTCAGTATGAATACTAATCATTTCTTGAAGTCAGATGTTCCTATCGCAAAAAGAAAAATCGAATCAGCAGAAGAGCTATCAATCATGCTGTCAGAGGCATTACGTGATGGTGATTATGAAGAAGCGATTAGTCTTGCTGGAAGCATCAAGGTTCTTACTGAGGATATTAGCCGGCTTGCAAACAAAGGACGTCTTTATGAAACGGCATTGAAAATGCAACAGCAAGGTATCAACTTAACTGTAGTGAGCAGGTGTATAGGATGATGGTTCATTTTGTTCATAAACCGGCAACTGTTCTGGAAGTTCGTAAATGGTGTGCGATGATTCGTAACAATAGTGAATTCCATCTGTTATGGGATAGACGTGCAGACAAATTCAGAGAGGAGAATATGAATGGTCGAAAACCCAATGGTCATAAACAACTGGCACGATAAGCTGACTGAAACGGATGTGCAAATAGACTTTTACGGTGATGAAGTAACACCAGTTGATGATTATGTAATTGATTGCGGCGAAATCATTCTGAAAGAGAACTTGGAAAGATATCTAAGGGAGCAACTTGGTTTTGAGTTTAAAAATGCACAATAGAAAAGCCCACTGGGCAGAGTGAGCTTTTCGGGGTGTTACACAACAAGTATTGTGCCCTCATTATAACAAGTTACAAACAAAATACAATAATCTAGCTTGTAATTAAGAAGAAATTAAGCAGGAGTTAAGAAAGGGAGATTTTTGTTGAAACCAAAGGTTCTTGCTAAGACTTCTGAAATGAGCCGTGATGAATGGCTTATTGAAAGGAGAAAAGGAATTGGCGGCTCAGATGCATCCGTTATCTTGGGGTTAAACAAGTGGAAGACACCTTTTGAGTTATGGTTAGACAAAACAGGACAGGTCCCTATAAGTGAATCGCAAAGTGAAGCTGCTTACTTTGGATCATTGCTAGAAGACATTGTTGCAAAAGAATTTGAGATACGTAGTGGCAAGAAGGTTAGACGTAAAAAAGCAATCCTCAAACATCCAGAATATGATTTCATTTTGGCTAATGTAGATCGAATGATCGTTGGTGAAAAAGCGATCCTTGAATGTAAAACAACCTCTGCTTACAACTTAAAAGAATGGGAAGACGAAGAAATCCCCGAGAGCTATATCGTTCAGGTCCAGCATTATTTGGGTGTGCTTGGACCTGAATATCAGAAAGCCTACTTTGCTGTGCTGATCGGCGGGAATAAATTTGTCTGGAAAGAGATTGAGAGAGACGACGAGTTAATTGACATGATCTTTGAAGCAGAGATTGAGTTCTGGAATGACAAGGTCTTAGGCGGACAAGCTCCTGCTTTAGATGGTTCAAGTGCTGCTGAGGAATACCTCAAAAAACGATATGCCGAAACGGAAAATAACAAAGCTATTGATTTAACTGCGACTAATCGAGAACGTATTCAACAATACTTGCTTCTTAAAGAACAGATCTCAGAGCTTCAAAGCCAGGCAAAAGAACTAGAGAACCAAATCAAACATGAAATGAAGGATGCAGAGTATGGTTTTATCGGAAACTATCAAGCTTGCTGGAAGCCTGTTTTCTCAAATCGAGTTGACACGAAAAAGCTGAAAGAGCAGTTTCCGGATATATACGAGAAGGTCAAAAAGGAAACTCATTTCAGACGTTTTGGAATCAAGGAGGTTAGCTGATTATGGCTACTAATCAATCAATTAAAAACAACATCCAAAAGAAACAAAAAAGCGCACCTGTGCAACAGCAAGGAGCAACCATGAAAGGCTTGCTTTCCTCACCATCCGTTATTAAGCGATTCGAGGAAGTGTTAGGGAAGAGGGCTACACAGTTTATTGCTTCTATCTTAAGCCTTTATAACAGCGAGCAGATGTTACAGAAAACAGATCCTATGAGCGTTATCTCATCTGCAATGGTGGCAGCTACACTCGACCTACCTATAGATAAAAACTTAGGATATGCCTGGATTGTGCCTTACGGAGGAAAGGCTCAATTCCAGCTAGGATACAAAGGATATATACAGCTTGCCTTGCGAACAGGCCAATATAAATCCATCAATTGCATACCGATTCATGAAGGCGAATTGCAGAAGTGGAATCCGTTGACTGAGGAGATCGAGATTGATTTTGAAAAACGAGAATCAGACGCGGTAATTGGTTATGCAGCTTATTTTGAGTTGATAAATGGCTTCCGAAAAACAGTGTACTGGACAAAGGCACAAGTGGAGAAACACAAAACGAAATTCAGTAAGTCTGATTTTGGATGGAAAAATGACTGGGATGCGATGGCACTTAAGACTGTATTAAAAGCAGTTTTGAGCAAGTGGGGGATTCTCTCTGTTGAAATGCAAAAAGCAGTTATTGAGGAAGATGAAACAAGGGAACGGATTGACATTACCAATGAGGCAGACAGTTCAGAAATTATCGATTCCGAGCCTTCAAACAAAGAAGAAACAGAAAAACTAAGCGCGCAAGAATCAGATCCTTTTGACGGTACGCCTGTAGATATAAAAGAAGATGAACTTCCGTTCGATTGAGGCCGGCACCTGTGACATAACTGCACTCTGTGAAAGGAAGTAGGTGGTTGACTTGGACATAAAAGCAATGGGGTATGTGGTCATACCCCGACTACCATTCAAAGAGTTTAGAGATGAAAAAATTTATGATCACTTGTTCAAACGAGCTGAGTATAGGCCAAATCAAGAGCTAGAACTTGGGCAGACCATTATCAAAGTTGTGGAACTTGCCAAAGACTTTAACTGGTCAGCTGCTCAGATTAAATACTCACTAGAACGAATGGAGAAACAGGGATATATCAAATTGGACCGCCTTCCACAAAAAAGAGGGTTCATCGTCACCATACTTCATTATGCAGACTACATACAGTTAGGAACTTACATGAAGAAAAAAGCTTTGGAACCAGCTGAGATTGAACATCAGGAGGTCGAGGACAAAATGAAAAATGCCTTTGAGCTATATGAAAATAAAGTTGCTCGGTCAGTCGGCCCGAGGGAGGCACAGCGAATTGGATACATGGTCGACGATTATGGTGAAGAAAAAGTGATGGAGGCTATCAAGACAGCGTTTCAATTAAAGGGGAAATCAGCTAGTTTGTCATATGTTCAAGCCATCTTATCAAATCCATTCACTCAAAAGAGAAAGGAGAAACAATATGGCTATAAACAAAGCAGTCAGTATAGACACCGCATTTCAAACGATCATGCAGGAACTTCGGGAAAAGTCAGCCCGCTTTTTGGGAACAAAACAGGCCGCATCCGAAGAAAAGGCTGAATTTGATTGTCCTTATTGTAAGGATCGTGGAATTATCGTTTATCGGGTTCATAAGGACACTCCTTGGCATTTGGATGAACAGTTAGATCTTATGGTTCCAGATGAAATGGTGCCTGAAGATGATTTTCTTTTGGGGAAGGTTTGCACGCCGAACAAAGCTAGTGAATGGAAAGATACTTATTCAAAACAGTGTGAATGTGTGAGACGAAAGAAAATTGCCAGACTCATGGCAGCTAGTGGCATTACAGAAGAATTTGAAAAGCTTCTCTTTGGTAACTTCATCACGGATGGTAAACCTGACATGATCAAGGACGCCTATGAATGTGCAGTGGAATACTATAAAGATTTTCAAAAGATCAAAGGAGAAAGGCAAAACAGTATTGCATTACTTGGACAGCCGGGCAGTGGCAAAACTCATTTGCTCACGGCGATAATGAATAATCTGATCAAGAAAAAATCAGTACACTGCATGTATTTCCCTTACGTAGAGGGCATGGGTGATTTGAAAGCTGACTTTGACAATTTAGAAGCAAAACTCGATGCCATGAGAAAGGTCGAAGTTCTATTCATTGATGACTTATTCAAACCAATAAACGGTCAACCAAGGGCAACTGACTGGCAGGTTGAACAAATTCAGTCGGTCTTAAACTACCGATATTTAAATCACAAGCCTTTGCTGATTTCTTCGGAGTTAACAATCGATGAAATTTTGAACATTGACGAGGCTCTTGGTTCACGAATTCACCAGATGTGCCGTGATTACATAGTGATTATTAAAGGCGATCGAATGCAATTAAATCATAGGTTAGGTGATTGGGAATGAAAAAGAAAACGAATATAAAAGCAGCTGATGGACTTTATATATTCGGACCTCTAAGTCCTACAGAAGGTAAAGATCTTACGCCAACTATCCGTTTACTTGAGGAAAAAATAAAGCAAATGGAGCGGATGCTGAGTGCTTAAAGCAGTCGTGTCTCTGCTAGCAATTTTACTCTCGGCATCGAGAATAGAAAAAGAAATTCAGCTATGGGAACAGCTTGACGGGAGGTAAGAACAGTTGGATTGCATTAAGTTCACTGTTTATGGTGAGCCAGTCGCACAGGGGCGGCCACGTGGATCAATACGAAATGGGAAGGTGCATATGCGAGATCCAGCGAAATCAAAGTATTTCAAGCGGTATGTAGCTTTGGTTGCGTCTCAGCATCGACCAGAAAAAGTTATTACTGGTCCTGTCTCAATGGATGTCAAAGTGTACAGACCAATGCCAAAATCAGTTTCAAACTCATCAAAGAAGAAAGAACAAGCTGAAAAGGGTATTCTGCGGCCGACAACCAAGCCTGATATTGATAACTATGTAAAGGGTGTAAAAGATGCCCTGAACCATCTTATTTACAAAGATGATAGTCAGGTGGTTGACCTGAAAGTCAGCAAGTTTTATAGCGAAGAGCCGAGGGTGGAGATCAAGATAAAAGAGGTTTCTGCCTAAAAATAAAAAACACCGAAGCGCTTAGCCTCAGTGTTCTTGATATGAACTGGTACATATATCATAACACAGGGGGCGCTTTGAGTGTACAATCCAAGAGAAATAAACATCAAAAATGACTTCACTATTCAGCAGAAGATTGACCCAGGGAAAGTTAAGATCATTGTTTTAGATGGGAATCAAGGTACAGCACATGTCTTAGATGCTCCTGAGCACGGTAAAACGGTGATTCAGACGGTAAAGGGGAGCTTTGCGCGGGTTGATCATGAGATAGGGTTTAAAGTGAAATGATAGTTGAAATTTTTCACAAAGATGTTGTTTCAAGAGTGCGAGTGTCGAATTTTGTCGTTCGAAAAAAATGGAAAAATATTCAGAGATGTAATATAAATATATAGGTTGAATTACATAGAGGAGGAATTTTCGTGAGTAAAAAGACTCATTTCGCTTCAAAGTTAACACTCGTTGCTCTATCAACATCTATGTTTGTTACAGGAGTTGGAACATCTTATGCCAATGCAGAAGAATTAAACAAAAAGTTAGTAGAGACATATGACGATTCTGGAGCAAAGTTATATTATACCTATGATGATAAAGGAAATATTATTAAAGAAACAACAAAAGACAAAAATAATAAAGTTATAAATGAACTTACTTATGAGTATAATGATCAAAATCAAGTAGTTAAAATAATTGATTTTGATAAAAATGTTACGGAATATGCATATAACGAAGCCGGACAAGTTGTAAAAATTAAAAATCCAGAAAAGGATGAAATAAAATTTAACCTTGATGATGATGGAGAAGTCAGTTCCCTAAGTCTAAATAAAACTGATAAGTACACTGTGGAAAAATCTAATTACGTAGATAAGGAAGCCGGGGAAAAAGAAGATGATGGAACAGTAGTTGGTAGTGAATTAACTGATTATGCTGTCCAAAATAAGGAGCAGGGGCTAAATAAAGTCACTACTTTAGATGATTTATCAAGATTAAGAGAATTACATACTGATGATGGAGACATCTCCTGGGAGTATAATCAATTAGCTCTGAGTTCAATTAAAGTAAAGAATAAGTCTAATTATATTAATGAAAATCATAAATATGACGAGGAAAACAACTTAATTAGCATAGCATCAGAAGACAGTAAGACTGATATTGAATATAATGATCAAGGTCAGCCAATAAGTTATTCTTATAAGAATGGTCTAAGAGAGTCGCTTACTTATAACGAACAGGGAGTTATGACGGAGAAAACTGTTTTTGATAAAGCAGGAAATGTTTTAAGCAGCGATAAATATGAATATGATAAAAAAGGTAATATAGTTTCTGATACAACAAAAGATGATCAAATAGAATATAAGTATGATGATAATAATCAACTGTTACAAGAAACCTCTAAGGACCAAATCATTAAATATTCTTACGATGTAAAAGGGAACCGTATTAGTAAGGAAGTTACTGACAGGAAAACTGGTAAAGTAACATTAAACGGCTATACTTTTAATAAATTGAACCAATTTGAATCACAAGGAAGTTCATACAATGACAACGGTCAGTTGATTGAAAATGATTCCTTTAAATATACTTGGGATGAAGCAGGACGTCTTGTTGAAGCAACTAACAAAAAATCTGGCGAGAATATCAAATACAAATATGATGAGTATAGCAGAAGGATACAAAAGCAAGTAGGTGACGAAGTTACCAATTATGTGTATGATGACAGTAATAACAAAGTTATTTATGAAACTGATGCAAATCATAACATTACAAAGTATTATACATACTTGAAAAATGGAGAAGTTAATAGTGTCAAAGACTTCAGTGAAAATCAAACATTTTATTATCACCATAATTTAAGAGGTGATGTGATTGAAATCACTGATGAAAAAGGGCAAGTAGTTGCAAACTATAAGTACGATTCATGGGGAAATATAACTGAACAAACTGGTTACTATGCTAAAGATAATGATATCAATTATGCTGGTTATAAATATGATAAAGAAACTGGATTATACTATCTAGAAAACCGGTACTATAACCCTTCTACTGCGGTCTTTTTATCAAGGGATGCCTGGTACGGCACAGAGGACCAGTTAGTTACACAGAATGGTTATAATTATGCAAATAACAACCCGTTAAGATACTATGATCCGACTGGTAATACACCAATAGCATTAGCAGCAGTTGCTATTCCAGGCGTAGGAGAAGTTGTAATAGGGGCAGCAGCAATTTATTTAGGCTATCTGGGTGTAAAATCTCTTTGGTCTCACCATAGATCAGTTTTAAGATTTGATATCCCAGGAAGATTGTTAGAAAGTGATTCCCGTGTAGATTTAGGAGCGTTTAATCAAAAGGTTAAAGGTAAAAAAGCTTATAAGAATCCAAAAACAGGTTGGACTATCGAAAAAGATAATGCCGGACATGGTGGACGTAAATGGAAACTGAAAGACAAAAGTGGAAAACGTGTCGCTTCACTTGACGGTAAAGGAAAAATTTTATCTAAATAGGTGGAAAAAATGAAATTAGAAACATCAAAACTATTAAGTGTTCTATCTCAATATCAATTTTTTAATTGGGAAAATGAAGAGGGGAATCACCATAAACTTGTTATTGGTCTCCCAGAAGACATTGTTGAAATAAAAGACTTTTATGATTCATTTGGTTTTGAATCGGTTGATAATGAATATTCTGATATTAAGATCTCTAAACAACAGTGGATAGATATTGAAAATAAATTTTTTCAATGGATTTCTCCTTATTTATCAACTTTCAACCAAACAATTGTTACTCCGTATTTGAGCAATGATTGGGAAGGAGAAATTGATTTAGAAGATATTGAGGAAGATGAGCTAGCTCCTTTATATAAAGAATACAAGGAATTTTTAGCATCTAATGATTTGTATGATGATATGGCGACCTTGGTTGAAATAAGTAGAGGTTATAAAATCGATGATTTAGGTGATTTTTCAACATTAGGTAAGATGGCTGCGAGAAATAATAAGTATCTATTTTTTGCTGATGGAGATAAGGTGTTTATGTTTACAGATTCACTAACCCTTAAAGTTTATTTTAAGGATCAAGAGGTTTTAGAGAAAGAAAAGAAAAAGATTGAAAGATTATTAAATCCTAAATTCTTATAAACAAACCAAAAGTCCAAGACGGAAAGCCTGCGGACACTAAACTTACAGTATTACACTGTTTGTTTGGTGTCCGTTTTTTATTTGGAAAAGGAGGACACAATCATGAATCGAAAAGACATTGAAAATCTAATCAATAGCTATCACTGGATGGCAAAAGAGGTTCATCGATTGCACAGGGTACTCTATGGTTCAGTAATTCCAATGAAAAATTGGGGTGTTGCGAAATATGGATTAGAAGCTGCTATGCCTAAAGGAAGTCCTGGGAAGAGTCAGGCTGAATTGCGGCAAATGGATATGAGAGAGGAACGTCTTTTCAAGCGTCTTAAGTATTATGAAGAGCGAGTATATGCAGTGGAGTTAGGGGCTGAAAAAATCAAAGGAGAGCAACACAAAGTTATTTATGATTGCATGATGGAGGGGATGAGCTACCGTGCTATTGGTCTTCACCTTGGCATTTCACGGGAAACTGTTCGCAAAATGAAAGACGAGTTGATCAGTCAATTATGCCAAGATTGCCACTTTGTGCGTTTGTTGAATCTGAAAAAATCTGTAGTGTAAAATGGGAGGCAGGTCGGCGCGGCAGAAATTATTCCTGTGTCACCACCAATTCTATACGAATAAAACCTCCCAAACGATAAGCGAGGGTTAACTTGATCGGGAGGTCTTACATAGTGAATCGGGTGATAAAACAGCAGCAGTATTACGTGAAAATTAATATCCCCGATCAATAATGGTTTTATTCAACAGTTTCGTTCGACAAATTCTGCAAAATGTTCTTTGTCATAATCTCTTGCCGATATAAAGGTAGGAGGTGGAAACATGACTAGAAAAATTAATGTTAATCAGCAACATTTGTTAGAACAGTTAGCAGGCGGATCGGTAAACCGTCAATGCACAATAGAAGCTCTAATTGATATTCTCATCGATAAAAAGGTATTTACTGAAGAAGAATTCGTTAAATACCAAATGCATCATTTAGAACATTCAGCTGATGAGCATTCTGCGGAGCTTTTAGGAATCAATAAAGAAGATTACATCAAGAGCAGAAAATAAAGCATCCTGTAGGGTGCTTTTTTGTTCGACAAATTTTGCAAAATGTTCCTTTCTTAACCTCCATACCCGATAATAAGGTGGGAGGTGACACGAAAATGAATTTAAGTGACAGTATCGGATTAGCAATATTCACTATATGTTTAACTTTTTTAACAAATATAGGGTTTAAGTTTTTGCAGAATAAATTTGATTTTATGGTTGATACCAGAAAATTTAAAAGAGATTACTGTTACAATCAATTATCAAATCTTTATTTGGAACTATATGCTGTAATTGCACAATCAGAATATTTAAGGGCTCTATATAATTTGAAAAGAGAGTTTTCTTATGAAGAGGTGCCTTTTATTGAAAAAAGAATCCATAGAAAAGTACAACGTATAAATGATGAAACTGGAAATTTGGAAGAAGTCACAGAGGAAATTAAAACACCTATTAGTGACTTTAATAAACAAAAGCTTATTGATCTAATTATGGAGAATAAGAAGTTTGCATCACCTGCATTAATAAAGGTAACAGTAGCATATAGATACAGCCATCAATACTATTTAAGAGATGACCTCCTAAACTCTGATAAGTTTAAAAGTGAAGAGTTAAAATTACTCCATAAATTAACGAGACTTATAATCAAAGAAACTAGTGAAAAGCTTAAATATTGTAAAATGGAATTTGTAACAACGGAATTGAAAAATGGATATATGGAATCAGATGTCTTTGATAAAACAGAATAAATTAAAAGTGTCTTCTGTAAATACTTTGATACAAATTAGAATTGGGGGTAAGAATATGAACAATGAAAATTTCAACTTTGAAAATTCTGAGGAGATGTTAAATTTCGCAGGTAAGTATGTTGAAGAAAAAGGATTAGAATTAAATTTGTTTCCAGGTCATGCTACTAAAAATGGTGTGAACATAACAATAGGTACTTCCACTGAACGATTTGCAACTAACAGTAAAAGTCATACTTTCACATTGTATTTTGGATCAAGTGAAGATGTAAAAAGGCAAATAGACAAAATAATAAAAAGTATTGAATAGTGTAGCACCCATCAGGGTGCTTTTTATATTCTCTGTAAACTGCTTCTGACAAATCTCAGTATAGACAATTGGAGGTAAACGATTTGGATACGGAGCAGTTTAGAGGGAGTATCTTCAAAACAACTCAATCAAAAAGGAGGCGGTGGTGGATGTAGATGTCTGAAAAGCACATTTGCGCATACAAAGATTATATCAATGGTATGAAATACAAGGACCTTGCTGAGAAATATGGGGTGTCTGTAAACACAATCAAATCATGGAAACAGCGGCATGGTTGGCAAAGAAAAAAGGGTGCACCCTCTAAGAAAAGTGTGCACACAAAAAAAGTAGGTGCACCACTCGGTAACAAGAATGCGTTAGGTAATAAGGGAGGCGCACCACAGAGAAATCAAAACGCTGTGACTCATGGTTTCTTCTCTAAATTCTTACCTAAGGACACACTCTCTATCATGGAAGAGATTCAGGAGCGCTCACCTGTCGATATGATATGGGATCAGATACAGATCCAATATGCTGCAATTATAAGAGCACAAAAAATCATGTTCGTTTCTGATAAGCAGGAAATGATTAAAGAACTGAAAAAGAAAAAGTCTGTCCTATCTGAGACGAACGAGGTCGAAGAGGAAGAATACGAATTCCAATTTTCTTGGGATCGTCATGCCACGTTCTTGAATGCTCAATCTAGGGCAATGGCAGAGCTCAGGAACCTAATTAAACAGTTTGATGAATTAGCCCATTCGGAAGACGAACGACGCCTTAAATTGGAGCATATGCGTTTAAATATCAACAAGAAAAAAATAGAGATCGAAGAACTTACAGAAGAAGATAAACCTTTTGAGATCACCATTGTGAACAAAGGTGATGACAGTGATTAAACAGGTAAATCCGCATTTTAAAGAGTTTCTCTTTGACTGGAATCAAAAGTTTCAGTTTCTCGTGGGTGGTTATGGATCATCCAAAAGTTATCATGTGGCACTCAAGATTATTCTGAAATTGCTTAAAGAAAAACGAACTGCACTTGTTATCAGAGAAGTGTACGACACACATAGGGACTCAACATTTTCTCTTTTTGATGAACTTGTAAGTGATCTGAAATTAGATCATATCGTTAGGTGTGTATCTTCTCCTATGCAGCTTCGATTTTCAAATGGCAGCCGCATCATCTTTAAAGGGATGGATAAGCCAGCCAAACTTAAATCGATTAATAATATTTCACTCATTTGGATTGAGGAATGTTCTGAAGTGAAGTATGAGGGATTCAAGGAGCTGTTAGGACGTCTTCGTCACCCGACTTTGCCGCTCCACATGATACTCTCAACAAATCCAGTCGGAGAGGACAATTGGACTTTTAAGCATTTTTTTAAAGACGACCGAGAGAAGCGGTTTGTACTGGATGATAAGGAGCTTTATGAAAAGCGGATAATCGTTAGCAACGACACCTATTATCATCACTCAACGGCAGATGATAATCTTTTTCTGCCAGAAAGCTATGTCCAGCAACTTGAAGAATTGAAGACATACGATCCAGACCTTTACCGAATTGCGCGGAAAGGTCATTTTGGCGTGAATGGAATTCGGGTACTACCGCAGTTTGAAGAACGGCCACATGAAGAGGTTATGACTGCAATCTCTAATATTAACCGTCCACTTAAACGAGTTGGCATGGACTTTGGTTTTGTTGAGTCGTATAACGCCGTTGTTAGGGTTGCTGTGGATCACGAGAAGAAATATCTCTATATCTACTGGGAGTATTACAAAAATGGACTGACGGATGATAAGACAGCCGAAGAACTCAAGGAATTTGCAGTGACTAAAGAATTAATCAAGGCGGATTCTGCAGAGCCAAAGACAATACGTTACTTTCAGCAACACGGTTTCAATATGGTGGGTGCCCGTAAGTATCAGGGTTCACGCCTCCAATACACAAAGAAGATCAAACGGTTCAAGAAGATCATTTGCTCTGACAGTTGCGAGAACACGATTTATGAGCTTAAGCCGCTCACTTATGCTACTGATAAGCTGGGGAACATCATAGAAGACAAGTTCACTATAGACCCGCATACACTGTCAGCTATCTGGTATGCTCTCGATGATTATGAGGTAACTGATCTGAAAGAAGAATCAAAAGGAAGACCGCAAAGATCAAGACCAGGAAGGAGGTAAAGCATGTCAAAACAATCTGTTAAAGCACGAGTGATCAAAGCTGCTTCACCTACTGAATCAACAAAACAAATTTTTGAAGATGAATTCGCGGACAGTTATGACAGCAATATTTTGCCTCCCCCGTATAATCTCAAAGAATTAAAGATGATTGCTGAGTATTCAACGATCTTGCAGCAATGTGTTGATGCCTACAGGACAAATATTGTGGGCTTTGGATTTGATTTTGAGTACTCGTTTGATGTGAATTCGCCAGATGTGACAAACAAAGAAAAAACAGAAGCTGAAAATGAATGGACAAAGCTTGAAGAGTTCGTTAAATATCTTCACTTTGATGAGTCAGCTGAGACTTTACTCGGCTTTGTGATTGAAGACCGAGAAAAGACCGGTAATGGATTTATTGAGGTTATCCGAAACGGTGAAAATAAGCCAGCCGGCATTGAATACATGGACGTTCAAAATGTACGAGTTTGCAAACTGTCTGAACCAATCGAAGTTGATTTCACGTACTTCGAAAAAGGACAAATGAAATCAATCAAAAGAGAAAAACGATTTCGCAAGTATGTTCAGATGATTGACGGTCGTATGGTTTACTTTAAGGAATATGGTGATCCCCGTACTTTAAATTTAGAGACAGGCCAATATGATGAACAGACTCCATTCGAAAAACGAGCAAATGAAGTGGTTCATTTCAAGATAGGAAGCGGTACTTATGGAAAGCCCCGATGGATCGGTCATATTGTTAATTTATACGGGGCTCGTAAAGCTGAAGAGCTGAACTTTATGTACTTCAAGCAAGGTAGACATATTCCCGCTGCCATTACAATTGAAAACGGAATGTTGTCAGAGGACTCATATACACAATTGCAGGATTACATGAATGGGCTTGAAGGGGTGGAGAACGCACATAAGTTTCTATTACTTGAAGCGGAAGGCATAGCGAAGGGGAAAAACATTCATGGTGATGAAGAGATAGCTCCAGTGAAAGTCGATATTAAGTCACTTGCTGAAATCCTTCAAGAAGATGCTTTGTTTCTTGAATATGACCAAAAGAGCCGAGACAAAATTAGATCGGCTTTTCGTTTGCCTCCACTTTATACAGGTGAAGCTCAAGATTACAACAGAGCGACAGCTGACACAGCAAGAAAGATAACTGAGGAACAAGTATTTCAGCCTGAACGAAAATTAATCACAGGTAAACTGAATGCTTTATTTCTAAATGATCTTGAGATTCATAAGGTTCGTCTTATGTTAAAAGGGCCTGACTTTAGAGACCCGCTTGAGATTGCTAAGGTTCTAACGCCGTTTATAACAGCTGGTGCAGTTTCTCCGAATGATCTACGTGATCTAGCTGGACGGGTGCTCGGGAAGACACTTGAAGAATGGCCCGAAGAAGAATATAACAGGCCACTTGGTAAGAATAGCAATGAGCTCGCTTCTGATCCTTTGGCTACGCTGTTTAAATCTGAATGTGGCACTCCAGATGTAATTGGGTTATTAAAAGATATGCGGGATATTCTGGAGGATTTGAAGAGATGAACAAAACGGATAAGCTATTGGACAGTCTGACCGCATTCATTCAAAAAGCCGAGGAAAATCAGTATAAGCAATTGGGGGAGATGGTACCTGACTTTCCTGGCAAATCTAATATACCCAAGTATGTGGAGGAATATGAAAAAGGCATCGCTAGATTCCTCAGACGCCAGCGTAAAAAGTTTTTAGACAGTCTTAAGGGTTTTGTAAGCAAAGATTCGAAAGAGACATTAGAAGCCCTTCTGGTGTTTTTTACTCAGAGCCTATTCGCGGAAGATGACTTTGAGGAGGAATTTCAGGAACTGACTGAGGGATTCCTGCAACAGACTATTGAAGAGCTGGCCGAAGTCATCATGGACTCTATAGATCCAGAAGTGCCTTTTAGAGTCTTATCCAATCGTACGATTACTTGGATTAGAAATTGGTCAAAGAAGTTGGCTGAGATCATGAAGTTGAATACTCATGAAGCGGTGGAGAACGTGCTGACAGATGCTATCGAAAACGGTTCTTCCATCCAGGACATTGAGCTGACGCTCAAAGACATGCCGCAATTTGATAGGGAGCGAGCTCGCACAACGGCCATCACGGAAGTGCTTGCCGCTTCCTCTGCCGCGCAGCATGAATCATATGCACAATCGCCGGCAGTAAAGAAAAAGAAATGGCGGCACAGTGGAAGTAAGAAAAACAACCCGCGTGAGAATCACATTGAGCTAGACGGCACAGTTATTGGGGTGGATGAAGAATTTCAGATACCAGGCAGTAGCGAGACCTGCATGTTCCCGAGGGATCCTAAACTGTCAGCAGGCGAGCGGGTTCATTGTCATTGTGTTCTTTCTCCTGTGGTAGATAACATGATTTTAGGGTTGTCAGCCGAAGAAAAAGAAGAAATTCGAAGAGAAGCCTTAGCAAGAATGGAATAATATAGTATAATTTTCTCATATATTTTGAAGAATGGGGTTATTACATGAACTTCGAATTTTTGGAATTACTAAAGGGGTATATACCTGTTATTGCCGTTCTTGTATCAGCATTTATTGCGTTTATTTCGAATATTCGTCACAAGGACCTTGAAAGGTTTTATAAGAATGCTGAAAGTAACTTAGAAAAGTTAATAGAGCCTATGTATTTTACAGTTAAAAACATTGAAGCAGTAGAGGATAAACAGTATAAAATTAAGTTAATTAATGATTTTTTCAACACTTATGCTCCTAAAAAAATAAGTGTTTCAAAGCTTGGGAATAGACAGCTAATTAACAAGTATTTTGAGGCTCAAACAGCTTTTAATCAATATCTAAATAACTTTGATGAAGAAAGTTTGAAATTATTATTTTTTAAGATAGGGAGCTTAAGGTATCATATCGAAAAAGAGTATTGGAAACTTTTTGAAACTGTATATAAGGACTACAACTGGTATAAAAAAACTGTAGACATGAATTATCTGTTCCGCTTTTTTCTAAGAATCTCTTTCTTTATTGAAAGTACCTTTTATGCAGTTACATGGTTGTCATTGTTTTTTATACTGTTTGTAACTTTTGATGAATTATCTTTCTTTGGTGATACTCCTCTTTGGGGTGCCGACTTCAAACCCAAAATTCAATTTGCGGTTTTGATATTTGCAGTATCTCTTGTATTTCTTTATCTTACTATGTTTATTAACTTTGCTTTTGCAGATGACACAAAACAGAAAAAGAAATTCATCGATTATGCTTCAGCGGGTTTAACTTTTGTATGGAAGAAATGTGCTTTAAAATGGCGAGAATGGAAAGAAGAACGAGCTAATCGTAAGGAAGAAAGAGAGCGGATTAACAACCGACAAGCAGATGAACAAACTGAAAGGAGGTGAACAACATGCCAAGAGAATTGGTAAACGCAAAAATCACACATGTTTCTTATGTCGACAAGGCTGCTAATCAAAAGCAGTTCTTTTTTATGAAATCGGAAAAACAGCCAGACTTCCAAAAGGAAGTAAAGGTCCTTGCGAAAGAAGCGGACGAGCAAAAACTTGTGTACGGTATTGTATATGAGCCGGATACAGTAGACGCCCACGGCGATTTCATGACAGCTGCAGAAATCGAAAAAGCCGCTCATGGATTCCTGAAAGATGCCCGAGAAATTGACAAGCAACATGATTTTCAGGGCGGTGTTGGTGAGGTGGTTGAGTCCTATGTCGCGCCTGCAGACTTTGAAATGAATGGGGAAACCATCAAAAAAGGATCATGGGTCCTTGTGACAAAAGCTTCAGAGGAAGTATGGGAGCAAATCAAAAAAGGTGAAATTACCGGTTATTCAATGGCTGGTACAGCTGAGGCAATTGAAAAACAAGAAGAAAAGCCCGTTTCTCTAGAGAAAACCGATGAGAAAGGGCTTTTTAATTTGCTCAAAAACTTTTTTACGGGTAAGCAACAGCAATCATATGAAGAGTCAGTTGAAAAGGCGGGCAGAAAATTTTCCGCTTCAAACCTACAAGAAATCAAAAATGCTCATACCGCTCTGGGGAATTTACTGAGCCAAGTGGAAACAGAAGAGGGGGAAGAAGAAATGACTTCGGAGGAAGTAACAAAATCCATTCAAGAAGCATTAGAGCCAATTAAGAAGCGGCTGGCAGATCTAGAAAAAGAAGAAGACCCTAAAAAGAAAGATAAAGTAAAAACAGAAGAAGAGGCTGAAAAAGAAGCTGAGAAGTTGAAAAAAGCAATTTCAGATGCTGTTCAACCGCTCGCTGATCGTATTGAAGCTATCGAAAAAAGCCGGGGAACATCTAAGCAAACTGAAGAATCGGGTTCTGAACAAGTTCAAAAATCAATCTGGTCAGGGTTGTTTTAATGTATAAGGAGGATACGAATGAGAAATCAAGAGGTTATTAATAAAGCAGAAATGACACTTTCTACTTTAGAGAGCGGTGGGATTATGAATCCTACTCAAGCTTCAACATTTATTCGAATGGTTCAAGATACGCCAACTATTTTAAAAGATGCGCGAGTTATTCAAATGGACCATGACACACAGAAAATCGAGAAGATCGGTTTTGGTCAGCGTATTTTAAGGGCAGCCCAAGAGGGAGTGGCGCTAACTAAGGATCAAAAGTCAGTTCCATCAACTAGTACAGTTAACTTAAGCACAAAAGAAGTAATTGCTGAAGTTAACATCACTTATGACACACTTGAAAACAACATCGAAAAAGATGGACTTCAAAATACAATCATGCAAATGATAGCTGAGCGTGCTGCTGTTGATATTGAAGAGTTGCTTGTAAATGGGGATACATCTTCGTCCGACTCATATCTAGCACAATTAGATGGCATCAGAAAACAAGCTACATCTCACATTGTTGATGCTGCAGGTGAGGAACTGACACGCCAAACGTTCAAGCGAGGATACAAAGCTGTACCTTCTAAATATTTGCGAATTCCACAGGAGTTCCGCTTCTATACATCGCCTGGTATTGAGGTTGAATGGAAAGATCGTGTAGCTGATCGTCAAACAAATTTAGGGGATGCAGCTGTTCAAGGTGGCCTTTCATCTGCTTTTGGTGTTCCGATCAAAGGTATTGCAAATTTACAGCCTTATACGATTGGAGAGGGAGATACTGCAGCCGATGTTTCTGATATCATCCTAACGCATCCGAAGAATATTATTCTCGGATTCTCTCGTAACATTCGAATTGAAGTAGATAAGGACATTCGTCGCCGTATGTTTATCATTGTTTTGACAGCGAAATTGGATAGTGTTTTTGAAGAAGAGGACGCCGTAGCCAAGATCGTGAAAGTGAAGGAGTAGGTGGTCTGGCGTGTACACTGCAAAGCTTATTAAAGGCAAAACGTACAATGTTATGGGAATAACCTTTCGAGCAGGTGTCAGTCAGATAGTACCGAAAAGGCTCTATGAGTATTTAAATGAAAATCCATATTTTGTACTAACCCAAGAGCTTAATAATCAAAAGGATGATCCGATAAATTATACTGAATCGGAATTGAAAGGTATGAATAAAGCAGAGCATGAATCCATTATTTCTAATCTTGGTGGCAATCCGTCTGACTTCAAAAACGCAGATGAAAGAATTGCCTACATCCTTAAGCAAATAGATAACAAAGGGGAGTGACTTATGCTGTTAATCACTCCCGATGAATTAAAGAGTTATTCAGTTTTTGAGTCTGTAAAGACCAGACCTGACGAGTTGTTAAAACAGGATATACTTGAGGCAACTGCCGATATCATTCTTAAAGTTGGACATGACTTTTCAGATGCAGAGTATATTCCTTTGCCTGAAACGGTTCGACTTGCCCTATTAAAGTTGTCTCAGTTTTATGCTCTTATAAATGGCGACGAGTCAATTATTAAAGGATATACAACAGAAAAAATTGGTGACTATTCTTATACTCTAGGGGATGGCAGTTCTCTTCAAAAACCTGAGGTTTATGCATTAATAAAAGATTATGTAAAACCGGCTGACCCTGATTTAGAAGAGATTGAAGCGAAAGTGCGGATGAGATCAATATGAGTTATCGATCCTTATTGACTCACAGATGCGACATTTACCATCTGCAGGAGAAAAAAGAAAATAGAAAGCAAAAATTCGGGGTTCCGGTTGAAGATGTTCAACCGGTTTTTTCGTACCCTGATGAGCCGGACATAGAAAATCAGCCGTGTTATTTTACAGAAAAGAGTCAGTCCATTATCCAACAGGAACCGAATGTAGCTATTTATCAATCATTCCTTTTGCATTTCCCTGCTACTGCTGATATTCGAGTAAATGACAGGGCGGTTTGGGATGGGACTGCTTATAAATTACAGAAGCCCCGCAAAGTCAGGAATCATCATTGGGAAGTTACGGCAGTACGGGAGGTTGAATATTTGTGAAGATCAAAGGTCTTGATCAGTTTATTCAATCATTAAACCGTGCTTCTCGTGGAGGATTGAAAAGGAAATACGAGGAGTGGCTTGAAGCTATGGGTTTTGAGTTCCTAGACATTATCCAAGATGAAATTATCAGGACGAAGACGGTAGACACACGCCGCTTGCTTAACTCTTTTCAACGAGGTGACCAGGATAATATCTTTTCAATGACAGAAGGCAACTTAAAGTTGGATATTGGAACAAATCTGGAATACGCCTCATACGTGAATGACGGGCACTTTACTATCGATCCGTCTAAAAATCAGGATAGACGGTGGGTCCCAGGGCAGTGGAAAGGCGACCGTTTCAAGTATGACCCTGCCGAAAGAAATTCCGGCATGCTACTGAAGTTCCAATGGGTCGACGGTTCTGGCTTTTGGGATAACGCGATGGCCATTTTTCAGTTGATGTTTGGGAGAAGCTTTGAGCGGAAGCTGCAGCAGTGGATCGATGAAGAATTTTAAGGCGGTGCTGCCATGAATCAAGAAGTAGGTTCAATTATGGGCTATCTATACAAACTGTATCCTGTTCAAGTGTATGAAGAAGAGATACCGCAGGACTTTGCTGTCCCGTCTCTTTACTTTCCGCCGGCTTCCACGGTCGATGGGATAGACACAGTATCAACATTTCAGAAAGCCTATGTTTTAAACGTGAAGCTCTTTCACGAAAACGCACAGAAGGCTCATAACGAAGCAGAACGAATTGCGGATACACTTAGAAGCAGAAGGGGCATAATTCCGCTCATACAGGAATCTGGCGAGGATACAGGTGATTTTATTCGGCTATCTCGAATAGAAACGCGGGTATCAGATGATTACGCAACCATTGTCTTAAACTGGACGAGCCGCTATTGGTATGAGCGGGAAGAACAGCGTTCATTGGATGGTTTTAAATTTAAAAGTGGGGTGAAATGATGGCCACTAAAAAAGAGAAAGCGGAAAATGCTTTTTATATTAAGGATTTGCGAGAGCACAGTCGAGAGCTCTTTGGGGTAAAACCCGAGGTGTTTGACGGTGCTCTTTTTCATGTTCATAAAACGAGTATTACAAAATCGGAAGCGAAGAGGTTAATTAATCAGTTTCTTCAAAAGGAGGTCAAATAGATGAACGGGGGGACTTTCACGCCCGGCAAGGAAAAAGAGCGTGCCGGTATTTACTTCAACTTCAAAACGACCGCGGAAAACCGTGTTTCTGCAGGAGAACGTGGAACAGTTGCGCTGCCGATAGCTTCCAGCTGGGGCGAGGTTAAGAGATTCATTTCTATTTCTTCAATCGAGGACCTGAATGAAAAAGTAGGATTGAACATTGATGATCCTTCGCTGTTGCTTTTACGTGAGGCAATGAAAAAGGCGAATACAGTCTTGCTTTATCGCCTGACAGAAGGTCTTCGTGCTTCAGCAGACATTGGCGAAGGTGTAAAGGCTACTGCTCTTTATGGCGGTACTAAAGGAAATGACATCATTATCAGCATTACAGAAAACGTTATTGACTCTTCAAAAGTGGATGTCACTACCTACCTTGATCAGTCAGAAGTGGATAAACAAACAGTGTCTAAAGGTGAAGAGCTTAAACAAAATAACTATGTCACGTTTACAGGGAAAGGGGATTTAACAGTTACTATTCCGTTAACCGGTACGGCCCCTGAAAACGTTAGCGGGGCTCTCCCGGCATCTTCCGGAATCCGCTTGTCAGGTGGAACAGACAAAACACCGACAAATGCCGATTATACAGCTTTCTTGGAAGCGGCTGAAACGGAATACTTTGACACAATCGCACTGCCTGTAGAGGATAACGAGCAATTAAAAGCGACTTTTGTTGCGTTTATTAAGCGACTGAGAGACAACCAAGGACAAAAGGTTCAAGGTGTTCTTTCAAATTATAAGGGAGACCATGAGGGTATTATCAATGTAACTGGTGGTGTCCTACTTGAAGATGGAACGGAGATCACTCCTGAAAAAGCTACGGCTTGGGTTGCCGGTGCAAGTGCGGGGGCTACATTTAATCAATCACTTACATTTGTAGAATACGAGGGTGCTGTAGATGTCCTTAACCGAATTGACAACGACGAAATCGTTGAACGATTGTCAAATGGGGAATTCTTGTTTACTTATGATTCTCGTGATAAATCAGTATCGGTTGAAAAGGACATTAATTCACTCACAAGCCTAACAGCAGAGAAAAATAAGATGTTCCAGAAAAACAAAATTGTCCGTGTACTTGATGCAATTAATAATGACCTGACATCTCAATTAAAAGCATTGATCAAGTCTCGCAAAGCAAGCGGCAGTGACGTTCCCGCTACAAATGACGGACTGCAGTTTGTAAAAACGCTGATTACTCAATACTTGAGTGTTCTTCAAGATAACGGGGGCATTACTGATTTTGATTCAGAGAATGACATTACAATTGCTCTGAATAATGATCGAGACGGCTTTCTAATTGATCTCGCCGTTCAACCAGTCGATGCAGCTGAAAAATTCTACTTTAACGTTGAGGTGAAATAAGAATGGCATTAAAAGCGCAAAACACCATTTCAGGTAAAGAGGGCAGGCTGTTTCTTGATGGAGAAGAAATGGCCCATATCAAAACCTTTGAAGCCAACGTGGAGAAAAACAAATCCGAGGTCAATATCATGGGCCGCCGAATGACGGGGCATAAAACAACCGGTGCAAATGGAACAGGGACAGCCACTTTTTATAAAGTGACTTCTCAATTTGTTCTTATTATGATGGACTATGTGAAAAAGGGAAGCGATCCTTACTTCACTTTACAAGCTGTTCTGGATGACGCCTCTTCAGGTCGTGGCACTGAACGAGTCACCTTGTACGATGTGAACTTTGATTCTGCGAAAATCGCTGGGCTTGATGTTGATTCTGAAGCATTGGAAGAAGAAGTGCCGTTTACCTTTGAGGACTTTGATGTTCCTGAAAAGCTGAAGGATACGTTTTAATACATGAAAAAATTTGACTTGGTTTTATGAATGCCTTATATTTATTTTAGGTAAAATGTCCTGTTTTTATAATCGAAAAAATAGGCTAATTAACTCATTTTTAGGATGATTAAGCGGTTTTGTTTGACTGTGCTGATAGTGATGGGGAATACTAAATTTAACAACTTGGTTAAAGTACCTTAAGGGACTTTAACGTATATTAATGTCACGAATAAAATACAATAAAAAAAAGACCCGGCTGCAACCGGGTCGGTACAAATGAAGGCCCGTGAAGAGGGCCTGGCTTAACAACTTCATGAAAGTATTTAAGGATAGACTTTACCCTTTAACTTTTCTCAGGAGCTCAAGGGTTGGGTCTATTTCTTTTTTATATACGTCAACAGGGCAATTATAAACGACCCAAAAGCAAGCATAAGCATTAACATTAACGCTTGGAATGTTGACATGTGTATCACCCCCTTACATGAGGGAGTGAGCCAGACCGCCCTTGAAAGCCGATTCATTTGCACTTAAGCCATATTGTACCATAACACTCTCAAACTCAGAGAGTGTTTTTTTATTGCTTAAAGACAACCCAAATAAAAGGAGCTAATTAAAATGAGCGAAAAACAAAACGAAAAAACATATGATCTTTCATTCTTTATGCCAGGACAAACAATTGAATCTGAAGAAGTAGAAGTGCCTATTTCAAAGCGATTTGTGGACAAGCAAGGAAAGGTGATTCCGTTTGTATTCAAAGCTATTACTACAGAACGCATTGACGAATTGGAGAAAGAAAACACCACTTACAAAAATGTAAAAGGCCGTGGTCGCGTAAAGGAGTTGGACAGCCAACGCTTTTACGCTCGTATTGCGGTTGAAACGACTGTTTATCCGAACTTTAAAGCTAAGGAACTACGTGAGGCTTACAAAACAGAAGATCCAGTGGAAGTTGCAAAACGTGTTCTTTCAGTCGGTGGTGAGTATGCGAACTGGCTGAACAAAGCAATTGAGATCAACGGCTTCGATGATGATCTCGAAGATCTTGAAGAAGCAGCAAAAAACTAGTGAAGGACGGGGATAAAGAAGCTGTATATCTTTACTATGCTATGCATGAGCTCAAATACGCCCCGTCAGAATTAAGAGAACTATATGAGGCACCGCGACAATTCAAGGCGCTCTTATATGGGTTAATCAGTTATAAGCTTGAGCTGTTAGAAAAAGAAGCGAAGAAGGGAGGTAATTAACTATGGCTAAACTAACAGCGACGTTTGAATTACATGATAAGATATCCCGCAAGCTTCGAATGATACAAGGCAATGCTGAAAGACTTAAGAGAGCCGCTAATGGCCCTCTTATTTTTGATGCTGAAGATCGGACTGAGAGAGTTATGCGGCGAATTGACCGATCAGCCAACCGTTTGACTGGTCGGGCTCGATTGCTTGAAGTGGATTTAGATGATCGAGCTTCGAATGGCTTACATTCTATACGTCAGCAAGCTGAGGATCTTACCGAGGGCAGTCATGAGGTGACGGTTTCCGTAAATGATCAAGCTACACCGCGTTTTCGCTTAATCCGTGGAGGTCTTTCTGATTTAAATCGCTCGCACGCTGAGCCAACTGTTTCAGTTCGTGATCATGCTTCAAACCAACTAGATGAGATCCGTCGTCATGTGTCCGATGTAGACAGCGAACATGCTGAGCCAACCGTCTCTATTAAGGACAGAGCTTCAGCTGCTCTGGATGCAATTGAAGCGAAAATAGACAGCTTGAAGGATGCTACCATTACTCTGGCAGTGGCAGGTGGTTTTTCTGCAGGTTCAATTATGGGTTCTGGTAAAAGTACAATGTCTCAGGATGCTTATGTGTCAGCAACTTCAAACGTTAATAAAAAAGATGTTGCAAGAATGACGGATCAGATCTATTTCAACAATAAAGCGGGCAGTTCTCGGGAAGAAGTCAGTTTATCTCTTAGAAACTTATCGCAACAGACAGGGGCGTCTAAAAAAGCTCTGGCTGAATTGACTGAGTCGTCAAGTAAGATTGCCCAGCTTATGAATGCTGATCAGGCAGAGGTAGATCGTGCTTTTAGTTCAATGTATAACAACTTGAAATTGTCTGGGAAACAAAGCGGAGACTTAATTGCTTATGTATATCGGAATGCCGGTGACCAAGCTGACGATTTATTGGACACGATGAATGAATACAGTTCCACCTTTAAAGACTTGAAGCTCACAGGCGGCCAAATTGCAAACGCCATGATAAAAGGAACAAAGGGTGGCGCCAGAAACTTCGATAACCTAGCCGATAGTATGCGTGAGTTTAACATCCGCCGAACCGAAATGTCTGATAGCCAAGTGGACGCATTTAAAACGCTGTTCGGAGCCAAGGAAACTAAGAAAATGTTCAAGGGCTTCAAAGATGGTTCAATAAGCGGAGAGGAAAGTTTATTTAGGGTGGCAAAAGCCCTTTCTAAAGTGAAAGATAAAACAAAGCGGGCTGCTATTGCGACTGAGCTTATTGGAACACAATACGAAGACCTTAAACAGCCCATTTTAGATATGGCTGAGGGTATTGGTACAAGTGCCAAAACAAGCGGTGAATTAGAACGAAGCTTTACGAAACTTCGGGATAATAACCCGATGACACCGGTTAATGATGCCATGAGAGATTTTGAAAGCATATCTAAGGATATGGGAACTTCTCTGCTAACTGGATTAGGGCCAGCCTTTGATAAAATCAGCTCGTTCATTAACAGTAAAGAAGGTCAGGAAAAACTTAAAGAGATCAAAAAAGATATTGCCGATCTTGGTGAGGAGATAGGTGATAAGTTAAACGTAGCTATTGAGTGGAGCGTCAACCATTGGGATGATTTGAAAACAGCGATTAAAGTTGTGATCCCTTCTTTAATTGGATTGATTGGTTATTTGAAAATACTCCGTCCGTTGTTAAAAGGCATAGGTACTGTCGGAAGTGATGCAGCAGGCGTAATCCGAAAGTTAATTCCAAAACGTACTCCTGAAGCTGGCACTAATACGCAAAGTGAAAGGAGGAACAGAAACAGTAATCGTAATGCCAGCAAAAGGAGCAGAGAATCCAAAACTGCCACAGGTCCAACGAGTTTACCTCGAAGCGGCAGCTTAACATGTTGCTGTTGTAGCGATGGAGGTAAAAATGATCGCATTCGTAGAAGACGAGGGAAAAGAGTTTTAGGTCGACGCGGTAATTCAACCCGAATGAACTCTTCTGACAGATCAATTACTGTGTCATCTGAACGGTTGGAGAGAAGGCGTTCCGGTAGAACTGTAGGTACTAATTCAACCAGAGATTCAAGATCAGCAATAATCACTACGAGATCGGAGCTATACTCAGCTGGTAGAGCTGCAGGCGGTACATCGAAGTTCGGGAAAGTCTTAAGTCCTCTGAAAAGTGTTGGCAAGTTTGCAAAGGGAGTCCCTCTATTAGGAACAGCTTTAGCGGCAACAGATTTAATTGGGATGAATAAAGACAATGTTGGTGAAAAAATTGGATCAGCTGGCGGTGGTCTTGCTGGAGCGGCTACAGGAGCAGCTATTGGCAGTGTTATTCCTGGAGTGGGAACAGCCATTGGTGGAATAGTTGGTGGTATAGCAGGCACCATGGGTGGCTCAAGTTTAGGTAAAGCGTTTGATGGTTCAGAAGTAAAGAAGAAACTAGACAGTACATTATTTGATCAAAAATGGTGGTCTGAAAAGTGGTCGGGCATTAAGAGTAATGCGAAGACTTCTCTCGATGGGTTAAGTGAGACATGGTCTAATGTAAAAGAAAAGGTGAAGTCTACTTTATTTAATAGTGAATGGTGGTCTGAGAAGTGGTCTGGCGTTAAAAGCTGGGCACAGGACAAATGGAATAGTGCATCATCTATTTGGGAGTCCGTAAAGGGAAAAATAAAATCCACTTTATTCAGTGAGAAGTGGTGGTCAGGAAAATGGGAAGGCGTAAAAAGTTGGGCTCAAAGTAAATGGGACAGCGCGTCTTCTGTTTGGCAATCAGTTAAAGGAAAGCTGAAGTCCACTTTATTTAGCGAGAAATGGTGGTCAGGAAAATGGGAAAGTGTAAAGAGCTGGTCAAAAAATAAATGGGATAATGCTAAATCAATATGGAAAAGTGTTAAGAGTTCCATCTCAGAAACCCTTTTTAGTAAGAAGTGGTGGTCTGAAAAGTGGCAGAGTGTAAAGGAATTGGGAAGCAGTATTTTAGGCGGGGTAAAAGAAGTTGGTGGTAAAGTAGCTTCAAGTGCGAAAAAAACTGCTGGTAAAGCGTGGGGATATGTGAAGAGTGGCGTAAATTATTTATTTGGTACGGGAAAAGAAAAGCCAAAGAAACATGCTACTGGTGGTTACATTACGAAGCCAACAATATCTTGGATTGGTGAAGCTGGTAAAGAATTTGTTATCCCTGTTGAGAATAATAAAGGGCGCGGCAAAATGCTCCTTTCTCAAGCTGCTTCAAAATTAGGGATGAGTGTGGTTGATGATATAGCGTCTGCTTCATCTGCAGGAGGTGAACCAGCAACTTCCCCGCTAATCCGTAGAGCGGCGGTGACTGCTTCTGTATCTCCTATCATTGACACATCCAGTCTGGATGAACAAGCGACTTCATTTGGTCAACAGTTCACTAAAGGCTTTGATCAAGGAATTGGAGATAACGTTGTTTCTATAGAATCTTGGAAACAGAAAAACGTTGGACAGCCAATGAACAATTTAATCTCTTATTCTTCGAATTACGGAAAGCAAGTGGTCAATGGATATGCTAAAGGTCAGAACAGCACTTCGACCGGTACAGATGGCTTCTTGCAGACGAAGGTTAAAACACCATTTCAGAACACTGTTAATAAATCTTCATCATGGGGAAGCGGAACGATCAAAGGTTTTGCTTCCGGACAAAATAGTTCACAAACTGGTACTGATCAATACGTCAGCACTCATATTAACAAGCCGTTTATCCGCTCTAAAGAATCATCAAACGGATGGGGAAGCGGTATGATTGGTAATTTTGTTTCAGGCATGACTTCTAAGGCAAGTGAAGTCAATGAGGCTGCCAAGGAACTGGCGAAAAAAGTTGAGAAGGCATTTCGTGAAGAGCTGGATATTCATTCACCTTCCCGTGTCATGATGAGTCTTGGGCGTTTTGCCTCTATAGGTATTGTAAAAGGTCTGGATTCTGTTGATGTAAAAAAGTTTGCTGAAAAACAAGCAGGCTCACTAGCTGCCGCTTATTCTGGAATGGGCGCAGTAAGCGGAAATGTGAAGCAATGGCTCATGGCTGCTATCATGGCTACAAAGACACCGATGAGCTGGCTTCCAGGGCTGATGACAATTGCTCAGCATGAGTCAGGCGGTAATCCGAAGGCAATCAACTTATGGGATAGTAATGCGAAAGCAGGACATCCATCTCAGGGGCTCATGCAGACAATCCCAAGTACCTTCAACGCACACAAATTGCCGGGAATGAATAATATTCTTAACCCGATACACAACGCTGCTGCTGCGATTGGCTATATCAAAAGCAGATATGGATCAATTAATAATGTACCAGGCATTAGAAGCATGAGGCACGGAGGTCCATATGTTGGCTACGCTAACGGAGGACTTATTACCAAAGAGCAGATTGCACGTGTCGGTGAAGGAAACAAAAGGGAATGGATCATCCCAGAGGAGAGAGGTATCCGTGGACGTTATTTATTAGCCCAAGCAGCTAAGGCACTCGGAATGGAAGTTACAGACCCATCTCAAAAAGGTCAAACTGAATTATCTTCCGGTCAGGTAACAGCAGCTACAACAGGCAGTCAGCAAACAACTGTTACAGCATCAGGAGGTAAAGAGGTTATTATTCAATTTAATGGCGATCAGCATTTTCACAATGACCAAGACATGAACGGTCTTATAGCTAAGATTAAGCAGACCCTTATTGATGAGCTTGAACAGGATATCAACATTGGAACGAAGGGAGTCGTTGCTTTTGACTAAATCCGTATATGAATTCTGGATTTCCCAAGGGAAGGACAAGCTGCGGCTTCCTGTCCTTCCTGAACAAATTGATATATCCAACACAATTCAAAATGAATCAGTAAAAGTGGCCAGTTTTGGGGAAATCACTTTTATAGATAAACCGGGAGCGAAAGAGATTTCGTTCTCTTCTTTTTTTCCAAAGAAACACAGCCCGCTTGCTGAGTATAAGGGATTTCCTTCTCCTGAAAATGCTATTGCAAAGGTCGAGAAATGGGTGAAATCTAAAAAGCCGGTTCAATTCTTGATTACTGGAACGAAAATTAATTTAACTTGCAGTATTGAGGTTTTTTCTTATAGCGAGGGCCAAAAAGATATAGGTGATCGTGATTATGAAATCAAACTGAAGGAATACAAAACTGCTTCGCCGCGGAAGATCAAGCAGAAGAAAAAGACGAAGAAGAAGCGGCCATCTAAATCAGCTCCTAAAACATACACCGTTAAAAAAGGTGATACACTGTGGGACCTTGCCGGCAAATTTTATGGAGACAGTACAAAATGGCGCAAGATTTGGAACGTCAATAAAAAGGCTATGATCAAACGAAGTAAACGAAATATAAGACAGCCAGGACACTGGATCTTTCCTGGGCAAAAATTAAAGATACCGCAGTAAGCAGGTGATGACAATGATAGAACTTTTCGTCATTAAAGAAACGGAATGGCTTGAGCTGGTAACTGAAAGTGTTTCACTCGAAGGACAACGGTATCAGGCGCCGCGATCAATCACGGCAAAGATCATAACGAAACAAGGAACCCATTCATATTACAGCGTATCAGAAGGGGATACGGTTCTGTTTAAGTGGAAAGGGAAAGAGCTGTTTCGAGGTATTGTGTTTTCTCGCAATCCGGAAGAACATGGGCTGACCTTTACGGCTTATGACATGCTGCAATATCTGGTTAAGAACAAAGATGTTTATGTGTTCTCCAATAAGCGTGCAGACGAGATTATTAAGCGCCTGGCAAGAGATTTTCAAATCCCAACGACATCCATTGCAAATACGGGTTACACCATTAAATCATTAGTGTTTAAAGATGATACGAGTCTTTATGACATGATTCTGAAAGCCTTGAAACAAACGAAGAGCCAAACCGGAAGAAATTATCAATTATATTCGGCGAAGGGGAAGCTCGGCCTTCGCGCTTGGCCTGATCCGTCAGAAGTATGGGTGCTAGAATCGGGTGTGAACATTACTGGTTATCAATACAGCACTTCCATTAATGACACAGTCACAAGGGTAAAGTTGCGGCGTCAGAAAGATAAAAAAACTTACACGGCCACCGCAAGTGATAGCTCTGGCATCAGTAAATACGGTGTGCTTCAGTATGTCGAAACGGTCTCCGATAACATTAACCAGGCACAGCTTCAGCAGCGTGCGAAAGTCAAACAGGCACAGAAAAAAGGCGTCAAAAAAGAACTCAAGAGTATTCAAGCGATTGGGATTCCAGATCTTCAGAGCGGCTTGCCCGTTTATATCTCAATTCCGGAAGTCGGGGTTAAGAAAACATACTGGATCGATACAGACAAACACGAATTTAAAGGATCGACACACACGATGACCATTGATGTGGTTGAGAAAAATTCTATCCCTGATGGTGTTTCCTCATGAGATTAAGTGAAGCAATCAAACATTTGGCTGTCCGTGCAGTTGATTCTGAGTCGCCAGTGGATATTCTACCGGCTGAAGTGGTTTCCGTTTCCCCTGTTGAAATAAGGCTTAATGAAAATGACAAATTAATAATACCTGCTGATTTGATTATTGTTCCAAAGCGGCTGCGGGCCGGTGAAGAAGAAGCATTAAATACAGGTGAGCGTGTGATGATTGTCTCCTTAAAAGGCGGGCAATCATTTTTTATTCTCGACAAAATATAGGAGGTGTTTGGAATGGCTTTGTCTCCGGAAATTGAGTTTGAGGATATAGAAGATGACAGCGAGGTTATAGAGACCTCGCAAACCTACAAAATAGATTTTGAAAATGGCCGTATCACAAATGAAATCATCACAGGCCTTGAAGCGATTAAGCAGTTTGTATATCTGTCTCTCCATACTGAGCGATATGCATATTCTGTTTACAGTCATGACATTGGAAATGAGCTTCAAGAAGTGTTGGCAGATAACGAAACAACAGACGCATATAAGAAAATGGAGATCCCGCGGCTGATAGAGGAAGCACTGATCTATGACGATCGGATTTCTGCTGTTACAGATTTTGAAATAGAAAAACAAGGCGAATCGTTCCGTGTCTCCTTTACAGTCGAGACTGACGAAGGAACATTGGAGATCGAGGAGGTGCTTGGCGAAGATGTTTGAAGATCAAACCTTTGAAGTGATTATGGACCGTATGTTAAACAGCATTTCAGCGGACATTGATACAAGGGAAGGCAGCGTGATTTATAATGCCTTAGCTCCTGCAGCCGCAGAATTGGCCAAGTCTTATATTTGGCTCGATACGGTGCTGGAACTTGTCTTCTCGGACACAGCACAAGGGGAATTTTTAGATCGACGAGCTACTGAAGCAGGCATTGAGCGGACTGCTGCCACAAATGCAGTCAGGGCAGGGGAGTTTACTGAAGGCGTGACCATTCCTGTAGGGTCTCGCTTTTATGTTGATAATCTTTATTTTCAATACACAGCTGATGGGACACTGGAATGTGAAACAGCCGGAGAAGCGGGGAACGCAAATATATCCGGCCAGAATCTATTGTCACTAGATACTATACCAGGACTCCAAAAAGCGATCGTGAAAGAGATTCTAATCCCTGGTCGAGAAGAGGAGGATGATGACAGTTTAAGAGCTAGATATTTTACCCGCGTGCGTCGGGAAGCTGTCAGTGCCAATAAAGCTCACTATAAACAATGGGCTGAAGAAGTAGACGGAGTAGGGAAGGTAAAGGTCTTTCCGCTTTGGAACGGGGACGGTACAGTCAAAATTGTCGTGACCAATGCTAACTTGGAACCTGCTTCCGATATTTTAATATCAAAGGTGAAAAACTATATTGATCCTGAACCCGGACAAGGTGAGGGACAAGCGCCAATAGGTGCCTTTGTCACAGTGGAGAGTGCGGTATGGAAAGAGGTTGAGGTTTCAGCCGAGGTACTTCCCGAGGTCAATAGCTCTATCGATCAGGTAAAGCAAGAAATTGAATCAGGTGTTTTAAATCTTTTTAAAAAGATTGCTTTTGAAGATAACGTCATCCGTTTATCGCAGATTAATAATATCGTCTACAATTCACCTTCAGTAAGTGATTACGCAGATATTAAAATCAACGGCGTGGCCGAAAATTTGGTTCTGAGTGCCGTCGAAATCCCTAAATTGGGGCAGGTGAACATCATTGAGCAAACTCGATGAAATGACTGCTTACCTGCCGCCGTTCCTTACCAAGTTAAAGGAAATGGCTGAACTTCTTAAAGCGGAAGCTCCGGAATTTGAGAAGCAAAATAACAGCATCTTTGATCTGACAGATCAGCTGTTTGTTACTACGGCAACCTGGGGGCTTGAACGATGGGAAAAGATTTTGAACGTACCGCGGGAATCAGGTGACACCGATGAGATCCGCCGATTGCGCCTAATCTCTAAAATGTCCAACATACCACCCGCAACATATAAGGCCATTGAACAAGCGTTGAACCGGTTCCTGAAAAATCCGTCGGCTCAGGTACGGCTGCTTCCCGGAGAGTACCGTTTTAATGTTGATATTGGTATAGATGATATGCAGCATATGAACGAGCTCATAGAAACATTGGAGAATATGAAGCCAGCTCATTTGGCATATACCTTGCGAGCTGCTGTTAATGAGCCACTCAAGATAAAAGATACTGTCATTTTGAATAACAGAAGGTATCGAAAAGCAAGTGAGCTAAAGGTAGGTTATTCCGTCACACTCAATAATAACGAGGTGGTCCTTGCATGATTTCGAAGGTATATAGAGAGCGTACAGCTGCAGATTTGAAAAATAGAATATCGAAAGTGTTGCTGAATGGAAATGAAACAACAATTGTGGAACTCACCATTCAGGGTGCCGTTGTCACGGTACTTACTCAACGAGAGGAAGACATCAAACATATTAAGAGTGTTCAGGTACTTGATGAACAAAACAACGTAATTACGGAAAGAACAACAAATTTAGACGTCAGTAATAATAGAACGCTAGATTTTAAGATTACTTTCGAGGTGGTGTAGCAAATGGCTTATGATGCAAAAACAGATTGGCTTCCGGACGATCCGATTAATGAAGATGATGTGAACCGTTGGGAGAAAGGCATTCAAGACGCGCATAAAGATTTAGCTGTACATAAAAATGACATGAACAACCCTCACAATACAACAAAGGCGCAAATCGGGCTAGGGAACGTAGATAATGTACAGCAAGCTTCGAAAAAAGAATTTGAAGAGCATTTTAATGATTCACAACGGCACATAACACCAGTAGAGCGGGAGAGTTGGAATGCAAAAGAAACAACTGCCGGAGCTCAGGAAAAAGCGGATAAGGCTTTATCGGATGCAAAATATTACGTGGATACCAACTATAAAAATAACAATCTGACGTTAATTACTGGAGACAATGCTATTCAAGATGCAAGAACAGGAGGGGAAGAATATCCTTTAGGACTGACCTTAATGGACATTGGGCAGGGAAATACTACAGGCTACCCCTTGGGTTATGGCATTGTCAAAAATGAAAAATATAATAATTACCGTTTCACTCAATACTTTTACGGAACAGGGAATGAGTCTGGGACTTACTATGACAGTACAGGAGTTTGGATTAGACACTGGTGGAGTGGTTCAGGCTGGACTTCGTGGCAAAAGATATCAGGTTTTGCTCATGCGAATATTGGAACTACAGGTGTTCAGTATTTGAAAAAGATTGATCACACTAAAATTGCATTTAACAGGGTCATCAAGGATAGCCATAATGCTTTTGATACTAAAAACAATCGATTTATTGCTCCGAACGATGGAATGTACTTAATCGGGGCAAGTATATATACCTTAAATTATACATCTTATATAAACTTTCATTTGAAGGTTTACCTAAATGGAAAAGCATATAAAACACTGCACCATGTAAGAGGAGACTTTCAGGAAAAGGATAATGGGATGAATCTTGGTTTAAACGGCAATGCGACTGTACCCATGAATAAAGGAGATTACGTTGAAATCTGGTGCTACTGTAATTATGGAGGAGACGAAACACTGAAAAGGGCAGTAGATGATAAAAATGGTGTATTTAACTTTTTTGATATACAAGAACTTGGAGGCCGAAACTATCCAAGATTTTAGGAGGTAACGATGAATATAGGTGAAGCTATTCTTTTTAAATACCCAACAGCTGATCCCACAAAGGATTTTATTGTCCAGAATAATGGTGATGGAACTCCCTCATATATAGCAGAGTGGAATATTAGGGCACCTATACCCACGGAAGCAGAGTTAAAAACTTGGTGGGAAGAGCTTCAGAGTACATCTGCATATGAACCACCAGTTCAAGTGGATCTACTTGCAAGAGAGTTGTCACAGGAAAAACTGGCTCGTAAACAGCTTGAAGAATTAAACCAAACTTTGGGAAGCGAGCTTTCAAAAATAAAGTTGCAACTGCTTACTCTACAAGGAGGGCAAGGTTCATGAATTATTGGGTGCTGGCTTTGCATTATAACTGGGCTTCTTCTGAAATGGTGAAACAGGCAATCCATTATAAAGATTGCTCGCCTGAGGATTTACAAAAAGGAGTAGAGAAAAAACTTATTACAGCTGAGCAGTATAAAGAGATCACAGGAGAAGCCATTTAGGGCTTTTTTATTTTGCCTGAAAGGGGGTGGTTCGATTGTAAATCCATGCTCATCACTAATGATCTACAATACCAAGGAGGATTTTCCATGGCATCATATAGTTTTCAATTTCCAACAGATGCAACGGGTAAGCCAGGAGCGGCTAAACCTTACAGGGAAGGGAACCGGGATTTTATAGTACCCGTGGCCGCTATTTCAGGTAATTCAGAGCTGCTGACGAACGCAGTTTTAAAAGCCACTGAAGTATACACGCAATATGGACAAGATCGATTAGGCCAGGTTTTAATTTCAAAAGTAAAAGGTCATGCTTATTCTGATCGTGAAGGTACCTTATTCATTGAAGAAAGTAACGATATGAATTCATGGACCACAGTCTCTTCGTTGGTTGTTAAAGCAAATACACTTGGCGAGACTGAATGGATTCATTTAACTAAACGCTATTTCCGTTTCAGATATGTAAATGGTAACCTACAACAATCTGAATTCTTACTTTACCAGTCATTGGGCGCAGGTGAAGAGGATATAACCATTAACCACACTGTTCCAATTACAGCAGTTGCTCCGTTCTCAGTCCAGTTAGATAAAAGCGGGTTAACTAATGATGGTCGTTTAAAAGTTCAAACTGAAGGCTTGAATCTTAGCTCATTAGACACTCAATCAAAAACAATGGATATTGTCTTTCACGATAAAACAGAAACCATAGGTGAGAGTAACCCATTCACCGTTGGATCATTCAAAACGTTACTCATTGAGGTTTATGGGACGGCTGAGACAAGTGAATTGAAGTTCTGGGGTAAATCCTTATCGGGAACAAAAAGAGCCCTTAGAGGGCAAAAAGTGGATGATGGAACGTTTGCCACTAGCACAAAAGGGAAATCAGAAGCTTGGTCATTTAACATTACTGGCTTTAAAGAAATTGTTATGGAACTTACAGCTTTAACAAATGGAAACTTTTCAGTTCGAGGGACGGCCGTTTCATAAGAGCCGGCTGTCCTTTTTTATTTGCCTCGGAGGAGGTGATTAGAAATGGAGGAGACAAGTTTGTTTATCAATTTTGAAACATTAGATTTAGCAAGAGTATATTTATTTGGTGGGGTGAAGTATCTTGATTTACTTCTAGTTCTTAGCATAATTGACGTTTTAACAGGAGTAATTAAGGCATGGAAATTCAAGAAACTGCGAAGCCGAAGCGCATGGTTTGGCTATGTCCGCAAGCTACTCAATTTCTTTGCGGTCATTTTAGCAAACGTTATTGATACAGTCCTCAATTTAAACGGTGTCCTAACTTTTGGTACCGTTCTTTTTTATATCGCTAATGAAGGCTTGTCAATAACTGAAAACTTAGCACAGATCGGTGTTAAAATCCCTTCAACGATAACAGATCGATTACAAACAATTGAGAACGAAAAAGAACAGAGTAAGGATAACGCAGACAAAGTTGCTGGCTAAGCCAGTGGCTTTTTTTATTACACAGACAGAAGGAGAGAGGATATATGGCCACTAAAGTTGTAAAGAATCTAGTCTCTAAATCAAAGTATGGATTGAAATGTCCTAATCCAATGAAAGCTGAATATATCACTATTCACAACACTGCGAATGATGCTTCAGCAGTCAATGAAATTTCCTACATGAAGAATAACTCTAGCTCAACGAGTTTTCACTTTGCAGTAGACGATAAACAAGTCATTCAAGGAATTCCAACAAATCGTAACGCTTGGCATACAGGAGATGGAACAAACGGTACAGGGAATCGTAAATCGATTGGTGTCGAAATTTGTTATAGCAAGTCAGGAGGGCCACGATATAAGGCGGCGGAAAAGCTTGCTATTAAGTTTGTGGCGCAGCTACTTAAAGAACGCGGCTGGGGCATTGATCGTGTCCGCAAGCATCAAGACTGGAACGGTAAGTATTGCCCGCACCGTATTTTGTCAGAGGGAAGATGGAATCAAGTTAAGGATGCCATTGAAAAAGAATTAAAGGCGCTAGGTGGGAAAACAAGCACAAGTAAAACAAGTACAGCTAAAAAGAAAACAACAAACTCAAGCAGCAAAAAGACATCATATGCGCTGCCTTCCGGTATTTTCAAAGTGAAGAGCCCAATGATGAGGGGGGAAAAGGTAACTCAAATTCAAAAAGCACTGGCTGCACTATACTTCTACCCGGATAAAGGAGCGAAGAATAATGGTATTGACGGCGTATACGGTCCGAAAACAGCAGATGCAGTTAGACGATTTCAGTTGATGCATGAACTAACTGCTGATGGAATTTATGGACCTAAGACTAAAGAAAAGCTCGAGTATTTCTTATCATAAAAGATTCGTCATACTTTTGCCATCTCTTTAAGAAAGGAGTGGATTACTAAACAACATACATTAATTAACTGCTAAGACTTAACTTATTGAGCTAATTTTATTGTTAGAATAGGCCTCTTTCTTTAGGAAGAGAGAGGCTTCTTTGAGTAGTTAATTTTTTAAGTTGTTAATTAAATAAATTAGAAAAGACCTATTTACTTGCTTTTCTTGACATTTTTTTAACGAGGTTCATAATTATGTTAAAGAGGAAAAGGTAAATGGGGGAAAGAGATGGCTTCTCTAACAATTTATAGATTAAATACAGCTGACCAATTGGATTTGTTTTTTAGTCATGAAGGAAAGCTGAATTTAGATGAAGTGATTAAAGAAATGAAAAAGAAAAGTGCTCCAATAGATAATGATGGCAAAACAATAAATGGAGAAGGATTTATAAACACACGTAAAAATATTAGAAATGGATTACCGGTTATAGAGAGTTATTGCACCTCTCTTGTGAATCTTGGTAATTACTTTGAAGCACGTCTGGAAAATGACCAGTTAACAACAGTTGAGACACAACATCGATATTTTTCAAAAGCTTCGCTTATTATTACGAATGAAAGCGATCTTATTCTAAAATTTGATAATTCAACTGAAGAAAGATCAAAAAGTCGAGTGAAATCTTTAGTTGAAGAATTGGGTTTTGAGGCTAATGCTCTTCGTTTAGATAATGATTTATTAAGAAAAATACAACAGGATCCAATTTTTGAATGGTCTGCTGTAAAAATAGACAAAATAGATAAGGATGGAGATAGGACTCAAAGAGTTTCTTATGAAATTGATTTAGCTGATGATAAGCATCCTTCGAGAGTAGATGATGATTATCGTAATCATGGAAAAATGTCACATATAAAATTTCAGCTTCCATATAGTGCAAAAGGAGCCCCTAACAAAGTTACAGTTAAACTTTATAATCAGGGGAACAGAATTGTTATTGATGAAGAAGAGCTTTGTGGTTCATCTCTAATGGATTTTGTTGTATATTTAATGTCTAAGTTGAAGGGGATTAAAGAAGAGGAGGTATAGAAATGAACTTCTCACTGTTTAGAATAGATAAACCTTCTAAATTAAAGTTGCTAAGTAAAAATAAAATTAACTTTTTTAAGAAAAACGAAGAGATAAGTTTATTTCATTTTAATCAAGTTGCAAAAAATATGTTTCATTTTGTTCTGAATATCAGTGATGTTTATCAGATTGGAACTAAGAGGATGGGGAATCAACATAATTTTACATATTCCTCTTTAATAAACTGTTTCTTCTTTTTAGACAGTGACTATCTTTTAATTGAGAAAGTCACTTCAGAATATGAATCAGATGTGGTAAAGCATATTTCAAATAAAACAAAAGTTAAAATATCAAAGCATTTTATCAGCAATAATCAATTTTTGAATGTTAAATTAAAATTGGGTGGCTCAATTAAGAACCTTGAATATTATGATGAAGAGGAAGGAGATTTTTTCCTTGACTTTGTTAGTGAAGAGAAATTAAAAAATATCGCAAATAATTATGAAATTGAAAAAATCACAATGTTGGTTGAAGATGAGTTTATCTCAATTTTTCAAAAAGGTAAAATCTCAGTAAATAATAGTGATGATCAATACTTAATTAAATTCACGAGGGAAATTGTTGATGCGATTAAAAACAGTAATTAA